ACGGACAGCTGCGTTAAGAGTTCTAACCCATGGGGCTGCATCGTGTACAAGTTTTGCATCATGCTCATAAAGTGCTTGTCTTTCTTGTGCGAATGTTTCTGCATAAGTTCCCTCCAATTCAATAGCTGCTATTTTTTCTTGTGATTGAAAACCCTTTTGAGCCATAAGCATAGCTTGTTCGTTTTGCATCTTAGCCATTTCTCGTTCATGAGCTTGGTCTCCTTTTTGTTGAAAGAATCCTAGTATGCTAGGTAAACCTGCAGTTGCAAAACCTAAAATTGAACTTAGTATACTAAACATATTAACCCCCTAAACAATGTACCCAAGCGAGTAAACAAAGTACAATTAAAACGCTAATTAAAATTTTCATATTTTAACCCTATAAATTTATTTAAAATATAAACTGTTTATGCAAGTTACAACGAAATTATTTCAAAATCTACATTCAATGTTTGTCTATTTCCATTTCCCTGTGGATAAACCCCATGATGTATCCAAATAGGCATAATTATAAAATCATTTGTTTTAGGTATAATTTCATAATATTTAATATTATTGTTACTATTTATAAAAAAATAAAACACCCCTTCATAATTAACTCTATTTTTAGGTGTATCTAAATATAAAACTGTTGCTATGTGAGGTATTTTGTCATTGTGTTTATGCACTGTGTGATAACTCCCACGTTTACCAATTACAGTCCATGCTGATATAAAATTTAAATCATATTTATAATTAATCCTAGATATTAAATATTCAACAATATGTTTTTTTAGCTCCTCTATTATGTAATATAAAGTAGGATCATTTTTAAAAATCTCAAACAAATCATATTGCTTTGATTTACTACCTTCGGTGCTTTTTTTATTTAAATCAACTTCTTTTAAACTTTTAATTTTTTTATTAATTATTTTTTTATAATTATTAGCTTTCAAAGGCAGTTTTACTAACCAATCAATATTGGTATTCATTTTATTTAAAGTAAGGTCCAACCATCCATGTTACAATAGAATATCTTGTACCTTTTGTTATAGGCTCTACACCATGTGGCATGAAGGATGGGAATATTAAAACTGTTCCTTTTTTCTGTTCGGGATACAGTTTTTCATGCGCATTAACTATATAAAACTTACCACCTTCAAAGTCATCATTTAAGATTACTAACACAGTAAGTTTTCTAACTTCGGTTGACCTATTATGAAATGTATCCGTATGTGTTTCATATTTACCATTAACGTCATACATTAAAAATTCAGACTGATTAGAATGGGTAATATCGTATTTCCATATCTCATGATTTACATTTAAACCTATAGCTGTAAGAGTTGCGCCGATACCTGCATATAAAGGCAGCTGTAATCGTTGAACGTTTCTAATATTTAAATCAATCTTACCTTCTCCACTACCAATAGAAGGGGGTAGTTTATCTACTTCGGGTTTAGAATATTCTTGAATAAGTTTGTCACAAAAAGCTTCACTTACTGCATCTCTAACTAAATAGCAATCATCAAATCGATCCACCTGATTTGTTTGTTCGCAGATTGTCTTACTTAATCCTAATGACTCACGTTTGTCATATTTCCATTCAGCATGAGGGCCATTTTGGTCTACATAATGTAAGAATACTTGCGCTTGCCATTTACCTTCTTTATAAGATTCGCGCCAATGATAAATGTCACAGCCTCTATACATGACGGCATCGCCAATCTCCATTTTAATTTCTGTAGCATTAAACTTATCCTCATGAGCGCCCATATAAATAGGCCATACATCACCTTCAAAATCTAATGTAAGAGTAGCTGATATTTCACATGCAGGTCTGTCTCTATGAACTTTTAATTCTTCGTCTTGGCTGTTATAAAATCTAGCATATGAATATGTAGGAAATAATTTAAGTCCTGATGCTTGTTCAAAGTTTGAGGTTAAATCTTCTAATAACTTATCAAAAGTTACTGTGCCGTGTATGGCTTGAGACTTAGGGCATTGTAAATCTTTAACAGTTTTGTTTTCGCTTACTAATTTTTTTAATTCGTCAGCTAATTCTTTACAAGAATCCTTATGTAAAAAATCTTTTAAATGTACATATCCCTTTTCTTTAAATTCTTGTATTGAATCCATGTTGGATTATGTGTTTGACCAAATTGGTGTTGGTTGTGTTGGCCAATTAATGTTTCCCGCTACAGGATTAATTGCGTAAGGACGTACTATATTTCTGTAATCAAAGTATGCTTGTTGATTAGCTAAGTATGGATTACTAATGGCAGGATCAGCTACATCAGGGATGGTTGTCCAATCTGTTTCCTGTAATAAATTAATTGCTGTATTTTTATTTTCCTCGGTTGTTGGTGGTGATGGAAGTAAGTTTGGTTCAATTTGTTGATTATCAGGGTTATACCAAAATTGATCCGCCACAACATTATCAGCGCAGTCAGCCCAAAATAAACTATCTGCCACTTCAAATGTGTCAGCTTTAGAATCTACTACTTGAGCTACACGATACCCTGTATATCTTGGTTCATTGGTTGAAATTAAAGCTTGTTTTGTCATTTTATTTTTCCTTATTAAAAATGTTACACTGCGTCGGTAGACATATACCAAACAGGAGTAGTATATCTATTACCTTTTAAAATCTTATTTACACCATGTAATAATACAGATCCCGTAAAAGTTACTATTTTTCCTTTTAAAGGTATTATTATTTTATCATCTACAAAGGTTTCTCCGCCCTCATAGTTGTCATTTAAATATATTACTGAAGTCCATTTATGATAATCAAAATCATAATGTCCATCCATATTTAATCCTTCTTTCCATTTAACAACTTCAAAATAATTTACAAAACTATGTTTGTCTATATCTTGAATATGGGCACTTATTTTTGCGTGTAAATGTTTTAATTTGTTACTTTTTTTATCGCTATTTAATAAAGTGCTCATTAATGTTAAAACTTGAGTTTGATTATGCAACTTTCCATACTTATCAAACAATTCATTATGTACTTCAATTAAATTATCACATTCACTAGGCAATAAAAAATTTTCAATCTCTATTATATTAGACAATTTTAGTTCTATTATCCTACAAACTCAACTAAAACTGCTCCGCCTGTACCTGCTAAGTTAACATTTGGTTGTACGTTTGCAGGAGTAGTGCCACCTGTTCCTACAGTAACAGTAACGGGAGCCGAAACAGGAACCATAGCCATTGCCCTACCTCCAAATCCACCTCTATTGTTTAGGGGACTAGGACAATTTCCTCCTGCTCCCGCCATAAAGAGGCTAGTTGTTGAATAAGGATTGGATGAACTGCCAGGATTACTGCCCGATACATAAAAACCTTTTATTGCTCCCATTGACATCCAAGTAGAGGTAGTAGCACCAGGTCCCATAGGGAAAGGTGTGGTATCAAGCGAGGTGCCTACGGATACTGTACCTGTACCAGGGGAGCCAGGTTGGTTTCCACTAGGTCCACCACCGCCACCTGCCGTGCTTGAAACTGCTGGTCCAAATGATGAAGTATTACCTGAACTACCACCCCCTGCACCATTACCTAAACTTCCTCCACCGCCACCACCAATAACTGTTACTCTTACTTGAGTACACGAAGCAGGCTTAGTCCAAGTGCCTGGAGCAGTAAATAATTCTGTTTGAAGAGCCCCACCACCACTTGCAGCCGCAGAAGTCCAAGTAGAACCGTCTGATGTAAGTATGTTACCTGATCCGCCTGGTGCTACAAAAGCTACAGCAGAAGTTCCATTACCTATTATCACATTGTTTGCTGTAAGCGTTGCTGCGCCCGTTCCGCCATTTGTAACAGGAAGTGTGCCTGTTACGTTAGTAGTTAGGTTTGTAAATGTAGTAGAAGTTGTACCAGTACCACCGTTTGCTATAGGAAGGGTACCTGTTACATTAGTTGCGGCATTTACAAAAGTTGTAGAAGTAGACCCCGTACCGCCGTTAGCAATTGGAAGTGTGCCTGTTACGTTAGTAGTTAGGTTTGTAAATGTCGTAGATGTTGTGCCTGTACCACCGTTTGCTATAGGAAGGGTACCTGTTACATTAGTTGTGGCATTTACAAAAGTGGTGGATGTAGAACCTGTACCGCCTGAAGCGATAGGAAGTGCAGAACCAAGGGTCAATGAAGTAGCATGAGTAACTGCATCAACCACATTAGTGCCATTGTT